CAAACTTGTTGACCTTTAGTTGTATCAAAATTATCATAAACAAAGTCTTCAACAGAACAAGGTAAAGTTTTAACTGTACCATCAAACATAAAGAAACCATTTGGAGATAACCAAAAAGCTTTACCATCTATTTCAACTACAGCGTTTTTTCCTATTAATCCACAGTTTGTACCTACCTGTTCAAATCCAAATGTAAAAGGTGCACCAACAAACTTCATTGTATACAAAGCATTATCCGTAAAAACTAGAATAGTTTCTTTTGCTTTTATTGCACCCATAATTTTAGTTCCGTCTTGTAGCCTAAAATCTCCAGCGCTATTAATAGCTGTTGCAGTGTAATCATTAATATCTTCTTGATCAGAAAATCTAATAAACATATCGTCTTGAGTTGATGATGTTCCAATAGTAGTTTCCGTTCCAAAATGAATTAAGTGTCTTGTTGTAGGAGATACCAATGTTACTCTTGTAGCAGTTGGGTTGTTAGATGTAGAATAACTTGAAGTAGATGTCGATGCTCTAGTTGTAAGTCTAGCAGCAATACCTGCGTCCCATGTAAAAGTTTTACCGTTTGCAATTGTTGCAATCAACACTTGTCCAAAATTATCAAAACTCCAAAGACCTGGTTCTAGAGTTACTTGAGAAGCCAATACTGCTTCTCCCCAATCAGAATAATTTGTTGCATCTACAACCGCTGTACCATCAGCATGAGCTGCTTTACTTGTTCCATCAACTTCTCTTGTGATACTTGTTAAATTTGGTGATGATACACCTGTGTATGAAATTAATTCTTCTTCTACTAATATTCTTCCTGAAGAACTAAAGTTTGTAGTTGCATCTAATGTAATTGAAGTTCCAGATCCACCTGTACCAGCGGTGTCATTTAACAACGCTCCATCTAAATTAGACGTTGCAGCTCCTGACACAGATCCATCCCATTGAGATATTCCCCAACCATAACCATAAGATTGATCAGAAGGACCCACTCTTTCATATCTTTTTAAAGCGATACTTCCACCTGTTGCAACAGTTCCTGTTGCGTTAGAACTTTGTGTAATTGTAAAAGTTGTTGGAGAAGGTACAGAAGTTACTTGAAATAATTTATCTTCAAAGTCTGATGCACTGTAACCTGTTCCACCTGGTAAAGTTACGCTGTCGAGTAACACAATATCACCAGGTTCTCTGTCGTGGTTGCTTGAAGTTGTTAACGTGCAAATAGCTGAACCATCTGTAGTTGCAATAGTTGTTCCAGAAAGTGTGGCCATTAATGGAGTAATATCATAAACCTGTCCTTCAAAATAAACTAATAAAAATTTATCTGTTCCAATTGCAACATATCTATTTCCATCTAAGTCTACAAAAGAATAAAGTTTTCTTGTAACTCCAACAATTGTATTTGAAATTAATGCAGACCAACCACCTACTTTTTCAGGAAGTCCATATCTAAATCTTACATTATCAGAATCAACCCAACGGTTTTCTGCACCAACAGAAGTGTCTTGTTTATCTATGCCAGGTTTAAATGCAAAATTAATAAGAGCCATTTGTATGCTCCTTACGCTGTGTTAGTTTTGTATGCCCAACCTCTTGTTGAATCAACATACACTAATGTAATAGCTTGACCATTTGTGCTTAAAACTAAATTTGAAGTTCCTGTATTAATTGGTTGTCCATTTCTATTTAAAGTTAAATTGTTAGATCCAAAAGTTCCTCTTGCATCTATGACGGTAACTTCATCTCCTACACTCGGAGACGTAGGTAGTGTAATTGTAATAGGGTTTGTAGTCGTGTTTGCAAAAATTTGTTCACCTGCAGAAGTAGTGTATGTGGTTACAGTAGAAGAATTAATTGTAATGTATCCTTTTGTTTGTAAACCAAGATTAACATTTGTTCCATCTGAATAAACTAATACTGTTGCACCTGAAGGAACCAAAACTCCAGTTCCTGATACAGTTTTAATTGTTAAAGTTTTTACAGTTCCAGAACTTTCTCTTGTTGTTGCATCTTCAAAAATCATAACTCTTTCAGCAGTGTCTGGAATAGTTACGGTTCTGTTACCTGTTAAAGTTCCTGTCAACTTAAAATATAAATTTTTACCATTTGATACAGCACCATTATCTAAAGCCAGAGCTAAATCAGATGCTCCTACGTTTGAACTAAGATAACCTGTTCCTAATTGTTCTAAAATCTGTAAGTTTGTATTTGTAATTGTTCCCCAAAGACCTGCTTTTTCACCAGTTGTTATGAGTTCTAGTTTTGAATTTGTTGAATAACTCGATGCCATAATTCTCCTAATATGGATTTATTGGAACCCAAACTTGATTTGCATTTGGATCCACGTCGTTCCAAGTAATAATACCTTGTTCTCCTATTGAAACCGTTAAAGCAGTTTTAGTTGGATTAACAAGAGCTGCTGCGCTTACTGTAACAGATCCTGTGGCTACAGTCAACGCATTTCCAGAAGTAGAAACCTGAGCAGCTGCGGAAACGGTTATATTTCCAAAAGCAACTGTTAATGGGTTTGCCGTAGCTGAAACATTTGCAAGAGCTGTAATTGTAGGTGCTCCAATAGCTACTGTTAATGGATTAGCAGTTGCATCCTCTGTAACAGCATCTGCTACAATGGTTGTATTTCCAATACCTACAGTTAACTGACTGCCAATAACAGCCATATTAACATTACCTGCAGCATCTACATCAGAGAAAGAAAAATTAGCAAATGTCCCAAATCCAAACATAATTCAGTATTCTATATCACAATTTTATAATTGTAAAAAGCTTAATAGATTATTAGCTTTCAGAGTACCCTTTAAAAAAGTATTAAAAGATAGGCTTATTCGTACTTCATCTATTGGATTTTGCTCAACTTTATGGTTTAAGTGAGAAGGAAATAATAACAAAGTTCCAGTTTCAACAGGAAAACGATATTCTTCAGCATTCCAATCGTTCCAAATAGTATCATCATCGTAAGGATTTATAGCTGTATAACCAACCTTTAAGAAATGAATAGAGTGATAATCTTTGTTTGCATTAAAATAAAAAACTCCAGATAAGTAAGAATTCATATGGTGATGAGCATGATGGTATTGACCTTTATAAGTATAGTTTAACCAAGATTGAGTTATATAAGGTTTTACTTTTGAAACACCCATAATTGTTGTGAAATATTCTTCTAATGCATTTTGAAAAACAGTTTTTATATCTTTAAATTTAGGCTGTTCTAGTATGAAATTATCTGAAGATAATTTGTTGCCCACATTATTAACTAATTCTTTGTCTTTTATATCTTTAACATAAGAAATTAAATTAGGATCCAAAGATATATTTTTTTTAAAAACAGGTGTTGGAAAAAGAGAAAATACTTCAGTTGTCATGTTTTTCCTCTAAACCAACCTGGTAATCCAATATGAGGTCTAGTATCAAAAATATTTTTATCAGCTCCAGGTGTGGTTACATTATTATAATGTAAAAAAACTTGAATACATTCGTCTCCTTGAAAAGGTTCTCTCCAGTGTTCTAGTTCACAACCTCTGTAAACTAACATGTCTCCTGGATCCAAATCTACTTTAATACCTTTCATACCTTCTTTACCAGATGGCTCTAGGTATATAGGCCACGCATCTCCTGCAAGATTCATAGTAGTAGATATTTCACAACTAAATCTATCTTTGTGTCTTTTAAGTTCATCACCTTTTTTATAAACCCTTGCGTAAGTATATGCTGGATTTAATTTAAGCTCTGTTACTTCTTCCATTTTTGGTTGACACTTTAACATTAAAGTTTCCATAGTTATGTCTCCATAACTTGAAAAAGTATTTGGAATCTGACCTCCTTCTTCTTCGTATTCTCCATAGGTGGCATCATAAGGAGATATATATTTATGTTTTAAAAATGTGTCATAAACTTGTTTCTTTAATAAAAAATTGTTAGCAATAAAAATTGCTAGGTCTTTTGATATTGCTTCTTTAATGACTGTGTATTTTTTTTCTTTAAACATTGGGTAAAAATTCGTTAGCTACAGCTTGTATATTAAAATGTATAAATCTAAAAGGCTCTATACCATGATCTACCATAAATTCGTGTTGAACATATCCAGGAAAAATAATTAATGTTCCTGGCTTAGGATAAATACTTACTTTTTCAGTTCCAAGTTTTATTCCTTTTTCATCTTTTAATTTTAATTTTGACATAACGGCTGCAGGCCTTGGATCATAAAATGCGGGGTAAGAAGTATAACGAGAACATTTTAAAAAATAAAATCCAGAAACATGTTGGTTCCAATGAGTATGAGCAGAATGATATCCACCTCCTTTTGGACTAAATTCTTGTACCCAAAGATCAGTGCACATCAAAGTATATAAAGACAAATCATATCCATGATGATCTAAAAATTCGTGTGATTTTAAAGACACATATTTTTTAAAATCAAAAAAATTATTATCTTTTATTAAAGAAGAAGAATGATGACTCCAACCAAAATCTTTGTTTCTTTTAATTATCTCTGCGTCTCTTTCTCTAGCTACTTGTATATATTTATCAGACGCACTATTTAATGAGTTAATAAATTCAGGTTTTTCTTCGGACCAAATTGGTGTTTCAAATAGTTTAGATATACGCATTATTCTATACTTGAGTTAAAAGATATTATTATTTTTTCTTGATTAAAATTATTTTGTTTTGATCGGTGTTTAAGAAATGCAGGAAAAGTAAGCATTGTACCTGGGTATACAACGTTCTTTAAATTTTTTCCTAATATTTCTGTTTGCATATTCTTTCCTTTCAAAAAAACAACGTTTGCAAAATTAGAGTTTCTATGTGTATGCCAATCATGATTATCATTTTGGCTATATTTTTGAAACCAATAATTTTGTAATATTAAACTTTTACTACCATATATCATGGGAAAATTCAATTTAAAATAATCTAAAGCGTTCCAAAGATATTCAAAGTAAGGCCTTAAAACTTTAAGTTTATTTTTTTGATTTAAATAGTAATCACTTTGAGAAATACAACTTTCTGTATTTTTTAGCTTCTCTGAAGAAGCTTCATTGATTAATGATATTAATTTTTCTATGTCTCTTTCTGTTAAAACTTCAAATAAAAAAATATCTTTTTCTATTTCAGTAATTTTGTTCATACATAACTTTTTCCTCTGTGCCAACACACAAGAGAATATCTTGTTCCTTTCGTAACCGGTTTTACTCTATGCCATAAATAAGACGGAAATACCACAATAGAACCTTTTTTCATTATTTCCGTACATTTAATTAAATGTTTAGCTTCATCTCTTTGAACTGGATTGTAGTCTCTAAAATCAAATTCTAACTCTCCTCCCTCATATTCTGATCCATCGGTTAATTGACAAGTCATAGACAGTTTTCTAAGTGTTCCTTTTTGAGGTCCATCATCAGGAATAAAATTATCTGCATCTTGATGCCAATCATAATATTGGTTTAATTCATATTTTGTAAACTGACATTGTTCAGGATAATCTATTTGATAATTCCATCCAGCTTTTTTGTTAGCCACTTCTACAAAAGGAATAATCATTCTATATATCCAATTTGCATCTAACCAGACTACTTTAGAGTCTCTAACATTTTTTAAATTTCTTATATCGTCTTTGGTTATTGTTTTATCTTCAAATTTTTTTTGCCATCCACCTATAACAGCTAAACTATCTTTTTGTTCTAAAGCATAAGAAACAACATCATCACAAAAGGAACTAGGTAAGATACCGTCAAACCACCAATAATTATATTTGGTCATAATTTATATATAATACAGTATTAATTCTTTCTTCTTTTTGTTGATTATTTACAACATACATTAAATTTGATGGAAACATTATAAAATGATTGGTTTCAAGTTTTATGTCTAAACTTCTTCCTTTTCTTCTATTAACATCATAATAAATTTTTATCCAACAATCTTTTACATCTATTCCATAGATACATGTAAAATCGGGAGATGTTCTTGTTTCATTAACATCTATATTTCTTTGAGGGAAGCTACACCCGTGTTTATACATAGCTCCATAAAGACTATGGTCTTGAATCACAAGATTAAATTTTGATCTTGAGTGATCTGTTATCCAAGTAGTAATTTTATCTCTTTCTCGAGAAAGAGGAAATTTTTCTTTTAATAATCTAGATTTTGCACAATCTTTTATTAAAGGTTCTTTTTTAACTTCAAAACCTTTTGGCATTTGAACTTCACCCTCATATAGAGCTATTTCACTAAGTATTGTTTTTTTAAATTTATCTTTTACCTTAAATAACATTCTTTCTCCTTTATATAATTAAGCTTGACTTTCGTATTCTGCTTTTATAGCTAATAACTGCTCCTCTGTTAATACTTCTGGTTCATCTTCATCAACTGTCCACGATTGATTATCTTCATCCCAAATGTAATCATAATTATGTGTTCCTGCATCTTTTCTTGCTTGTTGTTCTGCAGTCAAAGCGGGTCTTGCAACGGGAGGATCCCATTGAAAGTTTGTCAAATTTTTTGTCCAAGATGGATAAGGTTGAGGTGGCCAAAAAACACTATTGTCTTCATCCCAAGTATAACCGGGTATGCCGTAATTTCCTCTAAAAGGTGTACCACCATCTCTATGTTGATTAGCAAATGTATTAAAAGAAGTTTGAATCCAAAGTTCAGCAGGCCAACTATTATGTCGCTCTAAATATTCTTGACCTACCCTTTCGTCCTCAACTCCGTCTGCATTTAAAAGATGTTTATTTTCTAAAACAACTGTTTGAATAACTTTATTATTTAAACCAATTTTTGCATAATGTGCCATAATCTACCTATTGAAACTTATACCTTATCATAACCACACCAGATGCTCCAGTTCCTGAAGTTGATGGTCCAGGCCCTGCTGGTCTAGCCGCACCTCCTCCACCGCCACTTCCCGCGGGAGCACTTTGACCCATAATAGTTCTACAAGCAGATTCTGGATTACAAGATGGATATGGAAAAGGATACATTCCTTCACCTGCTCCTCCACCTGCATAAGACCTAGCGTTGCCAGGTATAGGTGCACAACCTGGTCCACCAGGTGCAGGTGCTCCTACTGATGGACTTTCATAAATAGCTGAAGATTGTCCTCCGCCAGGAAATCCGTAGTTAACTGCTCCAGCCCAAGATGAGCCTCCACCTCCAGTATATCCTCCAGGGTTTCCTTGAGGAGGTGATACAGGGGGTTGATTACCATTATTTAAACCAGGAGCAATAGGATTCCAAGGGTTGTTTCCCCCGTAGCCGCCACCGGATCCACCCGATCCGCCTGTTCCCATACTACCTGCGCCCGTTCCTCCGCCAGCAGAAGTAACTCCAAATGCTGATGATGTTGAACTTGTTCCTCCAACAGTAACTGGATAATTTGAAACAGACACTGGTACAGGACTTACTGGGTTAACGACTGGAACAGTCCCAGCATAGTAGCTTCCACTAGCAGTGCCCTTTGAGGCACGCCAGCCGCCTCCACCTCCGCCACCGCTTCGATTTCCGCTCGGTCCCGCAGGACCTCCACCGCCAACAATCATATAATCAATATTCTCAGAGCCTGCAGCGTTTCCAACAGCTGATACTGAAAAACATCCCGGAGAAGTAAATACGTGAACTTTATAGTTACCACAGTTATTAGCTGTTCCTCCTGTAGCTGTAATAAATTCAGGGAATCCTAAGTCACTTTTTTGAGCATGATTTATAATCAACCAACCAGCAGTTGCGTCTTGATAGATGAGAGTCGCTTCTCCTCCATCCTGTTGAAAAACAGCATCTTTCGTACCACTTTCAATTGGTTTACCATTTCTTGCTATTGTTAAATTGTTTGTCCCAAAAGTAGCTGCATAATCTTTAAATGCAATAATATCCCCTACGCTTGGTGAAGCAGGTAGTGTTGCAGTTATTGCTCCTGATGTAGTATTTACAAAATATCCTTCTCCTGCAGATGGAGAAAAATTACTTGTTTTTATAGATCCTGTTTGCCAACTAACACTACCACCACCGGCGTTTGCAAAAGATAACACTCCAGACCCATTAGTAGTTAATACTTGGCCACAGTCTCCATCAGAAGTTGGATATTTAATACCACTTATGTCAACTTTACCAGTTCCTTTAGGAACTAATTTTAAATCTATATTTGAATCACCACCCGTTGCTTGTATTTCTGGAGGCGAACACGCTGCTTGATTTTTAATTGTTATTTCATTTACAGCAGAACCTGTTTTTGTAAATTTTAAATATTCATTACTTGAATCATCAATAATACCATGTGCATCATCTACAATAATATTATGATTATTAGTATCTAAATTTCCACTTAGCGCAGAGACTTGAGAAACAGTTACAGCTCCACCAGCTGCAATTGTTGCATCTCCAGACATATCTACTTCTTCAAAAGAAGTGCCATCAGCAACTAATATTTTATTAGCTGTGTTGGTTGGCATTTTTAACAATGCACCAACTGTTAAATTATTTGCTAAAACTACATTATTACTTGCATCTTCTATTACTGCTTTACTAGCAGGAAGTGTACAAAATACATCTTTAGTACCTGCAGAAAAATTAACTGCAGCATCACTATTAGATGAAGATAAAATTGTATCTCTAGATAATGTGTCAGGGGTTGCATCTGTAACTGTACCAATACCTACTTCAAATTCAGTAGAACCTTGATTATATATACAGTAGTACGTTGTATTGGTGCTTCCAATACCCGCAACAAAAGTTTCAAATCCAACAACAGCACCAGCTAAACTCAATGTTCCTGTACCTGTTGTCGTACTAGTTTCTTTTACCCTATCGTTTATCACTAACGCCATAACTTATACTCTCCTATTATGATGATGTAATACTAATAATAGCATTACTCGGTGTAGAAGGATCAGGGAATGAAATTGTAAAATCTCCATTCGTCGCTGTCTTGTTCCCACCAAAATCCAATACAACAACTAACTTGTCAGAATTTGTGCTATTATAAATAGCAGCGAATGCAGCTGTAAAAGTTGCACTTGACCAAGTTGTGTCAGCAAAATCAATAGCAGTTGTTGCTGTAGTAGCTGTAACCGTCTGACTCGTTAAAGTGTTTCCACCCGAAGTATAGTTACTTCCTCCAGCTGAACTAACTTCGTTAGTTCCAACTTTAGCTGTGCTTGATGTTGTATAAGGATTAGCTGTGTACAACGCAATTTTAAAAGTATTACCACCAGATGAAAAATTATGTGTTCCTGATGCTAACTCTCCTTTAAATGAAAATGGTACTACGTTTGCCATATTTTATCTCCTTAATATTTTGATGGTGATTCTGATCTTAAAGGAGTACGAATAGTTCCATCTTGCCATTCGTCTCTGCGTCTTCTACCTTGTTGTTCTATAGAATACGTTTGCATAGCTCTTCTAAAAGATGCCTCGTAGTATTGTAACATATCTGCGGGACCTTTCAAGTATCCATATGCTTCTACCAGACAAGCATACAAAAGTAAATCCTGATATTTATTTGACAGATATGTACCTGTGGCACTTACAGAAGAATCGGTTAAACTTGTTGGCTGTTTTACATAGGCCAAAGTAATTTCATAGGTCGAATCTGGGGTAGGGGCTACAACCCAAAAATTAGCATCCCAATTTCCATAATATTTTGGAATACCTGCTGCAGTTGAAGGCGTAGAATAATATTCAGCCATAAAAGAAGTATCTCTTTTTTCTAAAAATATTTGATCTCCTGCATCATTTTTTAATTGAACATATCTTATAAATCTTAAATTGCTTGGAATAGTAACATATCTATTACCTGTAACTAATGAAGATGTTGCATAAAATCTATCATCATCAGAGTCAGAATCTCTATATATTCTGTTCTCAGCGTTTTTAATAATAGTGCTTAAAATAGTAGACGAAAATACAGAATCATCTACTTCTGTGTAGTTTCTAATATCATCCTGTAAATTAGTTAAAGTGTAAGCCATATTATGCCGTTAATGTAACTGGACCTGCAGTCACAGTCATTCCTCCCGATTTTTCAGTAACAGTTGCACTAGATCCACAATTAAAAGTGTAACTATCACTATCTACTTTAGTTATACTAAATCCTGAAGCATTTTCAAATACTGTATATGCCAAACCTCCGGGGCTTCCGTCTACATTTCTAAATCTAACTGTATCATATGTACTTCTCCCATGATTAGGTTCAGTCACAGTTACAATCGCTGATCCAGAAGTTAAACTAAAAGGATTCCCTGGTAATAAATTTTCTGTAGCTGGTTCTGTTCTAGCAGGTCTTGCTTGAGGTAAACCTTGAGGATCTCCTCCAACAGGTTTTGGTTGAAGTTGAGGTTGTTTAGGTTCATATTCTGAAATATGTACTCTTGAACCATTCCATTCTATAACCATTTCACTATAAGGAAATGCCATCCCTGATCTATCTGATATAAACTGTGCATATTTACCTTTTGCAAAATTAGTCATTATGTTCCTGGGTAATAAGTTTTAGGGGTTATGTAAGAACTTGTAGAAGATCCATCTTCAACTAATGCTCTATTTAATTCATCTTCATATAACATTTTTAATACTTGAATTCTATCTGGAGCAAATTTCATTGCTAAATAATAAGCTAATCCTGCAGTCATACAAGGTACAAATCTGTAAGGAACATCTGCTTGATTTGTATAGTCTCCTGCATCTTGTATTCTTTTTACATAATAATAATTAATTGTATCTCCTGCCTGAGAACTACCTGGTGTTAGATATAAAGTAATTTGAACTTTATCGATAAATCTTTGTACAAAATATTGAGTAGGTGTTCCTGTATCAGATTTGTTTGACAGAGCTTGGTAAGTAGATCTATTTATTTTTGTAAGAGGTGTATCTACATTTGAAGAGTTTCTATAAGAAGCCTCTAATATATCATCAACACCATAGATCGCAGTAGCATCAGATGCACCATCAGAAGAAGATCTATACATTGTGTAAACTTTTTGACCATTCACCAATGTAATTGAATTGTTTCCAATTTCCCAATAATGAAGTCCTCTATTACCCCATTCTTGAAACATAATGTTTAAAGATCTTCTAGCTGTTCTTAATTGATAACCTGATACTCCTCTTATACCAATTCTTTCATAAGCTTCTTCAATTATATCAGAAATATAAAAAGTAGATTCAAAAGTAGTAGTATCAGAGTAAGAGCCTGCTCTAATAGTGTAAGCTGTTGCTCCCATCCCACTGTGAACGGTACAGTAGTAATATAAAGTTGGAGCATATTCAGCAACGACTATTGTAGTTTTTGCACCAGCACTTCCTGGAGTTCCAGTCGTGGTTACACCTGTTGTATAAGGTGCTGCCGGACTATTATTGGCACTCGTAGAAAATGCTAAATAGTGTGTGCCATTTGTAGAGTCACTTTGATCAAAGATATATGTATTACCTTCAACTAAATTTAAATCAGGACTAACTGTTCCGTTAATATAAAATTTATTACCGGTTCCATATTGATTAGTCCCTGATGCTACAGTGACTGTATAAGTTATTGTAGCCACTTAGCCTCCTACTTGTCTATTAATAACGTCGCCGCTTCAATATTTGTAATAGTAGAAACTTTCATTCCTCCTGGAAAAAGTACACCATCCTCTGGAATATTAAATGCAAAGACATCACCATTTGGACAATCTCCTTGAAACAAAGTTGTACTATCTGTGTTGTCTTGTAAGACTATAGTTCCAGCTCCACCTGCATCAGAAGCAAGAATAAGTCCTCTTAATCTTGTTCTTCCAGCAAAAACTGCACCAGTACCTGTAACTCTTACTGCTTTTACATCTGATTTCATATTTTTTG